CGATGATACGTTGAGCTACTTTGCGAAGTTAGCAGCAGCGGACTAAAAATCCACCCTTGTAGTCTGCAGCTCAACGAATGGTGTGTGTCCCTCAGCACATAATGAGGTACGTGCTTCCGGTATACAGAGGAGCTAGAAAGGGAGGCACCATGGAAGGCCTCCCTTTTGATTTATGGATATAGACTCCATTGATCGGCCGAATTATTTCCACCTACATAACTCGAACTTGTATTATTAATCGACTGAGAATTTGTTGAATTATCAGTGGTTACTACATTTGTAGGTGCAGCTGAATTATTTAAATAACTATTTACTTTTTCCATTAGTTCAGCATTTAAACTTGGCATAGGAGTCATGGATCCTTGCTGTCTCATTTGCTCCAATGTTAATCGAGGACCAAAATCTCCTCTACTTTCGTATGCAGCTATTTCAGCTTGTTTTGCTTGATCTCCATATCCGGTAAAAAAGTTTTTAAGTCTTGTCGAAGACTGATTATATTTTTGTGCGATTGCAGCGTCTGCATCTGCTAATTTTTGATCTAATTTTGCAAGATCGTTATATACTTTTTCTCCGACTCTTTGATCACCAAGTAGTTTATAATCTGTTTTTAAATCAGTACCAAATATTTTATTCAATCCCATATTTGTGAGATTACTTACTTCACTTGGTAAATCGGCAATAGAGGCAATACTCGCAAGAGCTCCAATTGAAAATCTATCGATTGCGCTTAATGATTCTTGAGCTTGTAATGTTGGATCATTTACAGCATTATATCCATCGTAAGCCATAATTGCAGGAGGAACATATCGTCCAGCAAGTTTTGCGGTTTTCTTAAGCCAATCAGGAACCCATTTCTTTTTAAATATTTTCTCTGCTTCAAGATCTGCGGCCGAAGGAGTTTTAGGCTGCATCGGAGAAGTAGCCATAATTGTAGGAGGTTTAGCTTTTGGTATTACCGGAGCTTTGGTTGCAATAAGAGGCCGAGGAGTTACAGGTTTTGGCTTATATAATGAAGCCGGCCCAGTACGAGTAATAGCTAAATCATCTATTTGTTTACCAATGGCTTTTAATATATCATCAGATGTTTGACTAGCAGGAGAAGAAATCCTAGGAGCATTAGACATAACTGTCGGTGCAGGTTTGATTTTAAATTCGTCATAACCGCCTAATGCATTACGTTGTTGTTGTGTTAATGGAGGAGTTTTTCTTGTGCCAGTGCCTCCTGCAGCTTTTGCAATATCATCGGCTGCTTCATCAGCTATTTTAGCAAGATTACTATCTAAAGCTGCTTTCCTTGCAGCTAATATTGCAGTAGTTGCGGCGATTGCTTTGGCCGCTCCAAAGCGTAAAATCTTAGGAGCAATAAACATTAATGCTCCGCCAATAATAGCTTGAGTAGTAGTATTATTTAAATCAATATCACCAAAGGGAGTATTAATTTTTCCATCTTCACCGCCTAAAAGTTTGGCAATCTCGTCACCGTACATTCCGCCAAGTAAAGTACCAATTCTTATAAACGGATTTTTAGTGATCATCGATGTAACAAAAGCGGCTCCTAATCCTTTTGCTGCATCTCCGAGATCTACATCTCCTGGTAGTCCAATGTCTTGATCTAATAAAGCTGTGGCAGTAGCAAGTCCGGCCAAACCAGCGATACTTGCAAGAGCAGGACCAAGAGCTCCCATTAATCCGCCGAAACCTCCTAATAATCCTCCGCCTCTGCTTGTATCAGTCGTTGTAGAACCTTTTGCTTTTATAATTTTAGAACTTTTGCGAGCTCTGTCTTTTTCAGCTTTTTCTTCGAGTCTATCACCACGATTCGTTTTATCTTTATCAAGAAAGTCAGAAATTCTAGCAGATAAACTATTAATGCTAGCACTGTTATCAGCTAAAGACTCTTCCTTAGCTAATACCTTTGTTTGCTCTTGGAGCGTAGAATTAATTTGTGCTAGAGTTGCCATGTTATCTACCTAAATTACGTCTCTGTATTTCTTCATTTTGTTCTTTAATATCGCTGACCAACATTGTAACATATATCTCCCTCTCCCACGGCAGCATCATTTCAATATCGGTTAGCGAATACTTATGATTCTGCATTAATTGATAATTGGTTTTAAAGAAATTAACCAAATTATCGTGAGAGAGGTTAATTAAAAAAAATCTTCAATTCCTTGCAGCAAGTATTCGTTAGTCTTTTCACATCCAATACAATTAAATTCCACTTTCTTTTCTAAACGCGGAATTGCATTTACAAATTTCATAATATTTTCAAATTGTTCATTAGTGAGCGATTCTAAAAATTTCTCAACTTCTTCACGTGGTTCATCATCAAATACTATATTTTCTTCTTCAGTCATTAGGCTATCTAAACAGCCAAGTGTAAAATGATATATTGTTTTTGAAACCGGTGTTTCAGTATCTCTAAACGATTCATCGAGCATATGCTCATATTTTGGGTATCGTAGCTTTAAAGTATAAGTATCATTTAGTTTAACCGTATCAGATACAGTGTTATCAGTTACGACTTCAATCTGTTCAAGATTAATTGTAACTTCATTTTCTACTTCACATCCATCACATTTTACGAGAATAGTAGAAGTTTCACCGACCGACTTTGATCGAATTTGTGTAAACATGTATTCTACATCGAAAGTAGAAAGCTTATCTACATTTACTTCATCCAACATACAAGAATTAATTGTACTTGTAATTGCATTTAAAACATCTTTTTGATTTCGTGTTTCAAGTGCAATAAGCAATATCTTTTGTTCTTTTACGAGGAATGGCCTAAACTTTACTTCCTTTTTAGTTGATGGTATAGTAAGAAAGTACGAAGGTACTTCATTCACTTGGGGTAATGCCATTATAATGTTCTCCAATTTTTATATGACAATTGTACAGTAAGTTCCATTACTTCTCCGGCATTACTGTTTAGCTGTTGTGCTGCCATTGAAGTAGGGAACGCATCAATCAATCTAACACGGCGTGTTGCGGCTGTGTTATTTAATATATCGTCAAAAGGATTTTCAAGAGATAATTCAAAAATATCTCCTATTCCTACTTTTAAATCGTTTGACTGGAATTTATAACTTTTTGAATATTGGTTAATCGTAACGTCATAGCAATATTCTTGTGGAAATACTAATGAGTTTTCACCTGGATTTACGATAATTGTTTGCCAATGCTCAAAATAATCTTTTACTCTATGATTGTTCGGAACATAGAAAGTAAGAGTAACATCGTCTTGATCATACCCATAAGCTTGCTTTACAGACTTCATACCAATCTGACGTTCATTTGTAAAGATTTGACGACCAGGCAAATTTACTTCTTTACAAAAGAGATTAAGTCTATCTGCAGTTTCTAATCCTTCTTGTGTAAGTGCTGGATTAGCTCGAGAAAAAAGCCGAGGTAATTCTACTGAATATAAGTTAGAAAGCGCAAGGCCACCTTGTATATTTGCTTTAAATGTGTCGACGCTAAAAGACATTAGATCATTTTCCTCGAATCTTTATACACTGTAGATCTTCCTGATTTTTGGAAATCAGCTGTCGGTAAGAACGTAGCAATTTCCCATTCAGGTGGAGGTACATACGCAAATCTACTTTTGACGTGTTCATTAAGATAATGTTTAAAACATGGCTTATAATATTTCAAAGACGATGCACGTTTTAGAGTATTATATCTTACTTGGAACTTTGTAGTATCATCATAGCTTTTATTATTTGTAATATCAATTAAACCATCAAGCATTCTTGCTCTTAATGTAGGTGGAAGATAATGTAAATTTAATCCATAGAATCCGCCTGGTGCAGGACCAACAACAATGGTTAATGGAAAGCTATCGTAATACGGTAATGTATCTTTTGTTTTTGGATCATAGAAATACATGTACATATTTCCAATAATACCACGACTTCTTAATTCAACTGGATCCTCTCTCATCAAAGCATTACGATTTACTCGACCCATTGCTTGTGCTTTGCGTCTAAACCAATCCATTGATTCTTTTGTTCGAGGAGTAATTCCAGCTCTAAAGGCTTCATACTCTAGTTTTTGAAATATATTTGTCATACGACTATTTATATACTATTTCTTCTTTTTTCTCACTGGACCAAGCGGCTTTAATTTCTTTAATGGCTTTGGCATTATTTTCATTTTTTGTAAAGTATGTTCAGTCCATACTTGAAATTCCCATCCACGATCTTTTGCAAAACTATCTGCTGCTTCCCACTTATTCATGTTTTTAACATAAGTATATGCTTCATTAATATATTTCTTAGTACGCTTCGATCCTGTGGGTGGTTTCGTTTCTTTGTCTGGTTTAATTTCAACAAGAAGTATACGATCTTCTAATATAATTTTTAAATCAGGAAAGTATCGATGATAGCGTTTATCACCATCATAGTAATATGGTACAACGATTTCTTCGCTAGACCATGATTTTACTTTTGGATTTTCATCACACCATTTAAAGCAATGCCGTTCCCACATCGATCGAAATACGATATTATTGGGATCACCGGCATACTTCTTTGGATGTTTAGGTTTGTATTTACCGGAATATGCCATAGATGTATATAAATAATTAAAAACTTTTTCTATTTATGTGAGAAACTATGGTTTTAAAAACATCAGTCACTGGCCCTTGGGGGACAATACAATTTCCTCTTGAAAACACAGAAGAATATAAAGGATGGATTACGTTTCAGCCTTTGTATGAAAGTCCTCCTACTATCAATACAAATGGTGCTACTGTAAATACGGAAGGTGGTGCTATAGATATTATGAGAGATCTCGCAACTTTATTTTCTGAACTAACAATTGAGGGAAAGGGCATAAGTCGACTTGGAAATCTTATTTGTTTAAATTTGCCAACTGCAATTCAAATTCAAGATAGAGTACAATTTGATAATAACGCAGCAATTGGTGGAGCAGGTGCAACGTTTGAAGCCGCGGCCAATGCTGGTGCATCAAACGTAGCCGGACTTGCTCTAAAAACTTTAGCTGGTATTACAGATGTTGGCGATCTTTTAGAAAGAATGAATGGTCCTCAGGCTGGTGATATTGGTAGACTACTAGCCGCAGTTGCAGCAAACAAGGTGCCTGGAAATAGATTTGGTAATACGGTAACTAATACGTTGCAAGTTACAACGAACCCAAATATTCGTGCTATTTTCAGAGCAGTAAGTCCACGTGAACACAGTTTTAATTTTAAGTTTTTACCGCGTAGTCAAAGTGAAGCACAAAATGCGGAAAGAATTGTAAAAGAGTTTAAAAAGAATTTATATCCAGAAACAATTAATGTAAAAGGTGTACCTGTTGGATATAAATTTCCTCCAAAGTTTTTGATTCGAATGATGTACGGAGATCTTGCGGCAGAAGTTGATGCAATTACTTCTGCTCGAGCATTTGCATCTGGAACTCGAGTAAGATATGTTGGAGATAGATTACTGCCTGCTTATCTTACGAGTATGAGTACAACGTTTAACCCACAAGTTGCAGCGTTCTATGCGAGTGGACATTTCTCAGAAATCGATCTTACATTAACATTTACTGAAGCAAGAGCTCTTAGTTATGAAGATATTGAAGGCGGATTTGATGATTTTGGTAGAAATAAATACGATTTTGAAACTGAAATAAATTACAATAATAATAATGAAATAGGCTGGACTGATCCAGATGGATATGGAGTAGGATAAGATATATGTCTAGTTTTTTTAAAAATTTCCCGGCTACATCTTATCGATTTGGTAATGGATTAGATCCAGTATCTTTTCAGAATTTAAGTGTTTATATTGACTTAGTCGATATAATAAAAGATAATGTAGCATTTTATCGATCTATTGTAATTTTAGAAGGTGATAGACCTGATCAGGTATCTTTGAAATTATATGGCACTACCGATTATCATTGGACGTTTTTCTTAATGAATGATAATATTCGTGAAGGCGGTTGGCCGTTGACTGAGCCAGAGCTTAAAGAGAAAGCCGCACAACTATATCCAAATACTGTATTAACGACTCGAAATGAATTGACTTCAATATTTAAAGTAGGTCAAACCGTAACCGGATCGCGATCTGGTTCGACCGGTACAATTGTGCATCGTAATTTAGATTTAGGTCAATTACACATTAGTGGAAAGCAAACGTTTTTTAATACAGAAACAATCACGTCTCAGGTTGGAGATGAAGTGCAGTCCGTAAATTTATCAGGTGCAGTTGATGAAATTAATGCAGTAATTTTCTATCGTGACGGAGATTCTAAAATTGTTGATGTAGATCCATATCAAGCACCAAGCAGTCTTGTTACTCCTATTACAAATATTGAATATTTAAGAGAAAAGAATGATGAGCTTAAAACAATTCGAGTAATTAAACCTTCGGCGATTGAAGACATCTTTAGACAATATCAACAAGAATTGCTTGCATAATGCCAGAATATCCAGCTCATGATCCTCATTTATATGATATAGAAGAAGTTATCGTTGGAATTAACAACGATAGAGGTGGTGATTCATATAATATTACTACTGATGTCGCCGAGATTGTATTTTACGAACATCTCGAAAAAATGTATATTACGGGATCAATTACATTTACTGACCATGCAGCGCTTGTAGAAAATCTCGATATTTCTGGTACCGAATTAGTAAGCATTCGATTAAAGTTATTTCAATCAAGCTATTCTGTCACGAAAAGCTTTATTATTCGTGAAATCACTTCTACGGTACCGGTAACTGATACTGTCGATATGGTTACATTTGCTTTAATTGATTATGATGCATTTGTAAATACACTCTTAAATGTGAATAAAGTATATGAAGGTCGACCAGGAAAAATTATTTCTGATATATTATTAGATCATTTTGGTTCTACTAAAAGATTATTTAGAACTATTGATGAAAATGTACAAGCCGATCTTTCTTCTGAAATTCCAGAGATAGCAGCAGAAGCACAGGCTGCAGCATCTGCGAATGAATTACAAGGTCCAATGAGATTTATTGTACCAAACATGAATCCGTATGAAGCGATTGAAGTAATTCGAAATAGAGCTACTAATCTTATTGGCGCGCCGTTTTATGCATATGCTTCGTTAGTTGATAAGAATATTCGATACTACGATCTTCAAACTTTGATTAATGCTCCGGCCATAAACACTCGGCCTTATCAATTTGGCGGTGCTTTGGCTCAAACTGCAGGTGGAATTGGAGATGAGCTATCTGTTCAGTTAACACATGTAGATCAGAAAAATGTAGAGAATACTTTACAATTCATTCGTAATGGTGATATTGGGGCAAGCTATGAATATATTGATCCTACATTATCTACTGATTATAAACTAGCATTTGATGCAAAGCTTGCTTTAAATAAACTTTGGTCAACTTCTTCTTCAATTACAAACGGATTTACTTCACACGTTGATACAGTAAGTACTTTTGGCGGAAGAACGATGAATGAATTCCAATCAAAGAGAATGGCTTATGTGGCACCATCATCGACATTCGATGGAGTAAATAATATATATGAAGAAGGTAATGCTGCAGGACATGCAGCAAAACCAACAGCAAAATCTTTACGTAATCTTTTAGGAAAATATAGAATTACTGTCGATGCACCTGGTAGAAATTTTCTGCCAACTAATAAGTTCGATCATTTTACAACTGGTAAAAACATTAATATTCAGTTTATTGCAAATAATGATCCTGCACAAGGTGGAGAATTCGATCAGAAAAAATCTGGCAAGTATTTAATCTATTCATGTAAGCATGCATTTACAAACGGAAAATATTCTGTAAGATTAAACTTAGCTAAGATTACACGAACAAGAGGCGACTTTACACCATGATACAAAATTATGGCGATCAGTTTAGATGGTTTATTGGTGTCGTAACTCAGAACGTGGATCCTATGCAATTAGGTCGTGTTCAAGTAAGAATTTACGGTGTACATCCTGATGTAGAAGAAAATTTACCAAATGCTAAATTACCTTGGGCTACAGTAATGGCGCCAACTACAGAAGGTGGTACATCAGGTGTAGGTAAAATGCCACAGCTACTTCCTGGTTCTCAAGTAGTTGGTTTCTTTATGGACGGTAAAACTTCACAATTACCATTAATTTTAGGCACTATTCCTCATATTGAAATACCTTCTCCAATGCAAGTAACACAAGCAAAATATGCTGGTGTAGGCTATGGTATTGGTCAAGTTGATCCTTCTCTTGCTCGTGCTGCAGGACTTGATACTCAGACTACTTCTACAAAACCACAATATCCGAGTAATGTTTCACCCGCATTTATTGAACAGAATATTAGAGCAGAAGCAAGACTTCGTGGCATTGATGAAGACGTGGCTGTCAAAGTATGGAAATCAGAAGGATATGCTACATATCAATCATCAATACCTCGTACAGGAACAGGATCTTATCAAGGTTATGAAGCATCATTCGGTCCATATCAACTCTTTACTGGAGGTGGTTTAGGTAATGATTATGAAACAAGAACTGGAAGATCTTTAGCTAATGATAATACGCCTGAAGGTGTAGTAAAACAAATACAGTTTTCTTTAGATGCAGCGGTATCTCAGGGATGGACGCCTTGGTATGGTGCCGCGAAAGTTGGTGTAAGTTCTCGAGAAGGACTAAATGGCGCTACTGTGAAAAATAACTGGAGATAATAATGGCTTCAACGATTAACTCAATTAATTCTACCTTATCAACAATTAATGCTCGAATTCCAACAACCGAGTTAAGTCAAGCTGGTCAAACTGTACAAAACCAATGGCAAGCAGGATTTACTACTGAATTAGGAAAAGTAGTAGGAGAAGTAATTGGCGGATTTCAAGCTTTAACTCAAGTTGTTGATCAAGTTGTATCAGGACAAGTATTTGGTAATGCTATTGTTCGATTAACAAGCGATATTCCTGGAATTGATTTAAGCGGAATTATTCCTACAAGTACAATTACCGGTGCGCACGGAGAAGTTATTTCTCAGGGTACGGCATTAAATCGATTAGCAGGTAGTACAGTTGCTCCAACAGGATCAAGATACAGATAC